ATACTTCATCGCACACAAAATCGGCTATTGCTTTTGCCATTAGGTAGTTCTTGTCGTAGCTAGGCTCGTACGACCATCTCATGTACGCGTCTCTATATAACTGTTTGGCTTTCTCTTCTGGTGTTGGTATCATAACTCTTGTTTAAATGCTGGTACACGATCTATCTCTAGTAACACGTCTTCCCAATAATCCACTACGACCTTCATGACCTTGTTGAACTTTAGTTTTAAGATTACCTCCTTTGCTAGTATTCTTGCGCAGGCTTTGGCACTCTCTCTTGAATTGGTGTTTGTGTGTTGGTAGAACTCGTCGACCAAACCTACGGCTTTCTCTTGTGGTGTCATAACTGATTGTTTCTATTCTTATGGATTGGCTTGACAGTAAGCGATCAAACTCTGTCCTAACTCTGTGCTTGTAATGTTTTCGTAGGGTCCGTATTTTACTGCCATCCACTCTACTGCGGCTTCGTTAATACTGGACTTTATGACAGTGTATTGCATACTGTTGTCCGTTACGTCGTAAAAGGTTCTTTCTGTGTGGTTCTTGCTTATGATTGTCATGGTAGGTTTCTAAATAAATATGTTTTAGATCCAATGCGTATTAGGTTTCGGCTTAACGAGCTTGCTTATCTCCTCTTGTACCTTTACTGCTATTGCTAACTCGGTCTCCTTGTTCTTGAAGCTGGTAGTAAAGTAGAACCTTGGCCAATTGAATTTCATCTTGATTTGGTGCAGTTCAAAACCTGGTATTAGGATCATGTCTTGCATTATTTGGTCCATGTACTCGGTCACCTCTGGTATATCGAAGTCTAGTCCTGACCACCCTTCCGGTATCCACTGCTTGTATTTGTGGTTAAACTCTTCTCTTGTCATACTATTAGATAAGGTCTTGGGTGAAACGTTTTCTGCCAAATAGAGTCTTCCACTCTTTTGTTACCACTTCCTTCTCCATATCAATCTTCTCGATCATGTAGTCGCTTTCACTCAACACTTTCGCTACGTATGCGCTTACGTCCTTAATGTTCTCGTAGTGCTTTTCTACTCCGTTCTTGAATGTAATTTTGATGCGGCTTCCACCATCGATCATGGATAATGGGTTCATTTCGTACCTGTTTCTCATAACTTTAGTTGTTGTTTGTTATCAAATATACACGATTCTTGTCTATCAAGGAAATATAAGTCCTTAGTCTAGCTTGACCCTACCACTCTTCTCGCGTATCCAATTGTACATGTAGTCTTGCTCGTTCTTGGTGCGTTCGATAGGCCACTCTTTGGTCCCTGCGTTGTAGCGTTTCAATTCTTTCTCGTAGAACTCCTTGGTCCAACCGTCGTTGTAAGGACTGTTCGCTTCTACCCTTAGTTTTGTGTCGCGTATTGAAGACTCTAGGGAACTGTCAACTTGTTTGACTGTGAGTGAGGCTTCTTGCGATAGTAACTTTTCTGCTAACTCGTCCAATATGGCTTGATGATTGGTCGGGATCTGAATCGCTAATCTATTGTATAGATCTATTAAGGCTAATTCTACTTTTGTTTTGTCGCTTATCGGGTCGGGTTGTAAGTTGTCCCACTCCTGAATGTTAATCTCTTCCATTATATGCTTAGTTTTAATTCGTATGGTGGCATGATAGTTCCGATTCCTACATTACCGTTGCTGTATATCCTCATCCTCTCTACTCCGTTTGTGTAGAATGCTCTATCGGGTTCAACCTTTGTATTTACTATGCTCTCGGGTTTGGCACTGATCGGGAGCGCGAGTGCGATAGCTGAGAACAAGCTAGACTTGAGGAAGTCTCTTCTATTTGTCATTCTTCTTGTTTAATTTCTTACTACGTTTGTCTAATTGCTCGGTCAATTTCTGTACTCTTATTGACGCGTACCACTTGCCCATGTTATTAACGGGTTGGAACACTTCTTTCCAGTATCTGATCTGTTCTATGATTTTGCTCTTAGTCATAGATCAAATATACAGAATCCTTTTTTGCCAGTAAAATAAAAGTTTAAAGTCCGTAAGTTCCCTTTATTGCATTAAAGTTTTGAGTGATTTCTCCTGACGATAATCCTCTACCGTATACACGCATTTGATAAAATGCTGGGTAGAATGCCGCTGTAGAGTTATTCAATACGTCTGTGAATCCTGTACCTGCATTAGTGTGTCTTGCACCAAAATAGAAATTATTAGATGCAAATAGAGTTTGAATACTCACTGTGTCTGTAGTACCAACTTGAATACCATTTAAATACAAGCTATGACTAGTTCCGTTTATAACAAATACCCAATGTCTTACTGCATCGCTAGCTGTTACAGTTTCTGAGGACTCAGAAGTTGACTTACCATAATTTATTGATGTTGCACTATCCATGTAAGCGAAGTAGCCAGAGTCAGAGTTATAAACTTCATTACCCCATATTGCTCCCCAATAATCAGTAGGATTGAACGAAGCAACCATTTCTACTGTTACTGCACTACTAGTAATATTATAAGGCACACTAATATATCCAGTTTCTTCTGAGGAATTATTGGCGTTTGCTAATTGTATACCGCCTGAGAATGAAGATGTATAAGAAGAAGCTCCATTCAACGTTGCGTTGTATCCATTACCAGTTGCATCAGTCCATGTTGTTCCTGAAGTTGGTGCTGATGCTAGGTTGAATACCAGTCCTGAAGTTACAATTCCACCAGATCCACTAGAAGAAGGAGTTATGCTAGGAGTTGGAGATGGTGTTGCAGTGGGTGTAGGTGTATAACTAGGCGTTGCTGTAATAGATGTAGAAGGTGTAACTGTTGGAGTTACGGCTGGAGTTGCGGATACTTGAGGAGTAACAGATATACTATTCGTAACTGATATCGACGGCGTAACTGATATCGACGGCGTAACTGAGGTAGAAGGAGTTCTACTTATAGTTACAGACGGAGTTGTTGAGACGGTAACAGATGGCGTAATACTAACTGACGGAGTTAAGCTTACTGTAACTGAAGGAGTATTAGATATAGAAGTGCTGGGAGTTACACTAATTGAAGGAGTAACTGATACACTAGGCGTTCTAGACACGCTTGGTGTAACAGAAGGAGTAATAGAAATTGAGATTGATGGAGTGACAGAGACTCCTACTGTTTTGATACCTGGTTCTATAAAGCTTACGTTGCCACCTTGATTAGATTGAAAATCAGCAATTGCATTTTTTAAATCAAATTTCTGTTTAGATGTTATATTTAGTCTAGGTCTGTCTGCCATCTAGGATAAATATGTTAAATTAAACCTTCTCCCTCCTCTGGCTTGTCTTCTTGTTCGAACACTTCCTTCATCTTGTTTAGCGCCTCTTCGGGATCAGAGTTCTCGTCTATATCGTCCAAGAACTTTAGTTTTTCGGATATGTTTTTCATATCTTCTAATAGACTAGTCATACCATCAAGATCTCCTAAGGTTTTCTTGAGTGTGTCTATTGTTTGCTGTAATTCTTTCTGTTGCTTTTCGTTTATCTTATTTTCCATATTATAAAAAGGGTAGTATTGCTAATTCTTTTGCTTTTGCTTCAACCATACAATCTACTTCTATTCCATAAGTATTGGGAAGTGCATTGATATATTCTGAGTGAGCTTGAGGTTTTTGTTTATTGTCGTTTTCGTGTAGTGCTTTTGATTCTGAATAGTGTACGATAGGTCGTATGTCTTTTGGCCAAGTTGTTGATGCCAACAATAAGGCTTCTTGCTCAGTCATATCTCCAGTACAAAATTGGTGGTGGTGGTAGTCGAATACAATGGGAATACCTATCTTGTTATGAATGTACATTAGATCTTTAACTGAGTACATAGATGCTTTATCGTCGTTCTCTACTGTCAATCTACTGCGTACAGATTCAGAAAGTCTGTTAAAGTTTTCGCAGAATCTATCCATAGCAGTGATCTTGTCTCCGTATACTCCATTACAATGTATATTGATCTTGTTGTATGGAGTTTTAGAAAGACCCATCATATCGAATAGCTTAGCGTGCATTTCTAAATCTGATATAGCATTATCGACTACGCTATCCTTTGGTGAAGTAAGTACTACGAATGGACCTGGATGGCACGTGATTCTAATATCCCAAAGTTTAGCAAAGTCTCCAGCCTTTTTTAGTTCTGACTTGATCTCTTCGTAGTCCTTTAGTTGAGTTATGTCTATGTTATTTCCCCATGGAATTATGCTAGACGATATTCTAAACAATTTGATTCCGTGTTGTATGTTCCACTCTAGTATCTTAATGATATCTCTAGAATTTAGGACCGCCAAATCAGAGACGTAGTCCATTCCTTTGGCTTCGAATGTGCGTTTCATCATTGTTCTATTCGTACTAACCTCTTTCTGCATGGTCATATTGATGCACGCGTATCCTAAATTCATAACTTTTATTTTTTTGGTTTCTTGTAGAAAGTCTTGGTATCTTCATCGTAGTATGGAGCACACTTAACTTCGTAGGCTATCCATATCCACGTACCGATCAATCCTATTGCAATATACAACATAATTTCTATATTTTGTTTAATATCTTTTCTGCCTCTTTACATAATTCACTACCATCTATTTGATTTCCGTGTGGTAATGGAGTATCTTTTTGGTAGCCTGAAGGAGATTGATACCACAGAGATGGATCAACGAACTGCTTCTGATATTCTATGTGTAACTTTGTCCATGTTGTAGAGTTACTTTCGCATAGTTTGTTGACAAATTGGGCTTCTTCCTTAGTCATTACTGAACTATTTTAACGTATCTACTAAAGCAATACTTCTTTAGAACCTCATAAGCCGGTGCATTATCGTAGCATCCTAAACCCATGTTTTCTAAGATAACCTTTACGTCTTCTATAGTCTTTACTTTTTCCCAATCGATAGGATACCAAATAGGTTCTTTAGTCTGACCCATATTAATAACGTTGGCTTCGATAGGTTCTGCTTTTTTAGTTGCTCTCTTTGTTGATGGTTTTTTCGCTGTTGCCATTTTCTTTTTCTTTTTGTTGAATATTTTTATATGCTTCGTATAGAGCGTCTTGAATTACTGGACTTTCTTTTTCGTATTCTTTTATTAACTCCTTTGTGCTAGGTTCTTTTAAACTAATAATCTCTTTAAAAGTTCTTGTGCCTCCTGTAGGAATGTTCTTCCATAAGGTGTCTTTTCTTTTCACTAGCTCAGCTAATATCTGCAGTCTCTCTCTTTCCATTCTCTCGCCGTAGAAAGTAAGCAAGAACCATCTCTCGATGATTTCATGCCAAATTGCTTTAAGCTTCTTCATTCTTAACTTCTTTTTTAACTGGTCTCTCTTGAGATTTCCAATCAGATTTTGGTACGTAAGACCACTGACTACCTTCCATTTGTCTAGCTTGTACGTCAGATACTCTAATGATGTTTCCTGTTTTTTTGTTTTTTAAACACTTCATGTTGTCCATGTTTTATTGTTACTAATTATAATACCATCATCTTCTCGTGGCCTACTACAACCGTTGGATCGATCCATATATTGTAGCCTTTCTCTTTGATCATATGACAGAACGCTACGTCTTCCATTGTAAAGTCTCTTATGATCTTACCATCTATCTCGTATTCTTTCCATATTGGTTGGAACCATGGATACTGTAAAGATTCAAACACGCCTTTCTTCATTAGCATCCATCCGAATCCAGTATAATCTACTACAAATGGCTTCTTCTTTGTACTTAATATCTCTCTATCTACAAATTGGAAGTGACCGTTCTTTTTAAAGAAGTCATTATCCCACGTTTCTACAGTTGCGTAGTTAGTATTATCTTGCATCATGTACAATCCACTTGCTATATCTTTGTCGTTATCTACTAACTTAAAGAATTGGTCTGGACTAAATACAATATCTGAATCTATCCACATTATATAGTCGTAATCTACTTCGCCTTGAAATGGTTTCTGATCCACGCCTGATATATTGTTACCTCCTAAACACATGTTACGTACATAGTATAACAGAGGCGAGTAGTGTTGCGACATGATGGGTTGTATACCATTCTGTAAGCAAGCATATACTAATTCGGTCCAACACTGAAGGAACCTACCGCTGAACTCTCTACCTGGCAAACAGAATATTATTTTCTTCATTTCTTTATTATGTCGTACATTTTAAATTTACACAATTTATTGCAATCTTGTATGACTTTGTTTATGGTGTCTTTCCACTCTATATACTCTGCCTTCTTCCTCTTATCAGGCGTCTTAGTGAATAGATCTTCTATCTTGTCTGTGAGTTCTATTACAGTGGCCATAAATTAAAACCTTTTTGCTAAGTTTACTATAAATGCCTCTTCTTCTTTAGATAGTGCATTCCATTTTGTGCACAACTTATCTAATGCTTCTATGAATTCTAATTCAGTGGCACATACTTGTCTATCTATATGTGTATCTTTTATGTGTTTGTTATCTTTTAACCAATCTATGACTTCATCAATTTCTGAAGTGTCACAATCTTCTAAAAAATCTTTAACTTCTACGTCAACGTCAATCTCTGTGTCTACGTTTACTAAAATACTTGGCATAACTTTTATTTTTTTGTTTTATTAAATGATATCTGACCATCTGTAATGATCATATACTCTTGACTTGTTTCTTGTACGTCAACGAAATAATATCTACCACCTGTTGCCTTACCTTCCTTGTCTATCTCGTTTTGATATGTGTGACCAACCACTTGAATAATCTTATTACGTAGTGTTTTCTTATTGGCCTCCATTAAAGCTTTAGGTCTTATCCACATCGGTCCTTGATATGTTTCGTTGCCATAACCACTTGCTCCAGCCCATTCTGTTGCGCTGAACATTTTAAAAGATCTATAGTCTAAAGATAGTGGTGTATACTTAAACAACTCGTTAATCTTATCGACCATATTCTCTTCTGTCCAATCTATAATAGTATCGTCTAACCACTCGCTACTAATTCCTGCGTGGCTGAATACAAATTTTCCAATTCTATGTGCAACTTGTAGATGTTCTCTGTTTTCTCCAATCAATTGTTTAATTACCACAGCCATTCGTGTTTGGTAACCAGATGTAGAGCTGTCGCCCATCTCAGGAAAATAGTGATAATCGTGGTTACCTATTAGCATGATAACTTCTTCGCCGATAGTTTGTTTAAACTCCACGATCTCTTTAAAGTTGTGCATCTGTTCTACAGCAGAAATATCAAACGAATCGAAGTAGTCACCTAAGAATACAAATCTATCTGCGTCCTTCTCTTGCGCTACGATCTGTTTCCATTGATCTCTACCGTGCACGTCTCCTATTATAACCGTTTTCATAAGTAAATTTAATCTAATAAATAATGCTAATAAAATCTATCTCCAAAGTACCTGAATTGCTACGATAGAAAAACCGAGTAGCAAACATACTATAGTTTTCAGTGTGAATGGCTCTCTAAACATAATAGCACTGAGTAAAGTAAACATGATGATGCCTATAGAAAATCCAAGCAATCTACTTGGCCATATATCGCCATCGAAAGCTTTAACGAAATGTTGTACTGATAAAAGATAGAACCAACTTAATGGTACTGCGGCTAACATGGACACCCACAAATATTTGGGATACCAATTATATTTTATTCCGCCTTGTAATTGTAAGAACGATCCTATTTGACCGATGATCCCGTATAGGATACCGAAAACTAAATTTTGCATAACTGTTTTTGTTTATATTACTCTTCCGTTGGCATTGTCAAATTCATCATATCTCCGCCAGTTTCTTCCACCTTCTTTCCTTTTTTTCCTTTGTTAATCAACTTATTCATCTCAGTTTTGATCTCCTTTAAAGACGCCGCATATTGTTCTAACTGCTCTCTATCGTCCGTGGTAAGGTTCTTGATTGCTTCTTTAACTGTTACAATTGTAGGTTCTGTTGCCATACCAGTTACAGTGTCTATGCCTTCTGATAGTAAACTCGCTATTTGTTTTGAATAGTCTTGTGGTTTTATGTAGCTCATGTGTCTTGTTTGTGTTAATAAATATTAGCCTATTGAAGCCTGAGCTAGTTGTTTGAGCTTCTTGCCTACCTCAGGGTCTTTGATTATCTGTATTGAATAATCTGTCTTACCGTCTACAACGAGGTGACCCGTGAATCTCTCTGCTGTGCTATGGTTAACACAAGTGGTAGAGTAACCAAGAGCCACTCGTTTTGGGTGGATCTCAGTGTTACATACTTTGCAATACTTTTTATTTGTCATTTTTAATACTGTTATCTTTAAATAATATAGATGCCATGATATTAAGTCCCATCGCCTGCCAAAATGTTATTGTCGGCAGATTGAATACGATTGGCATTAACCAGTTCCATAATAACTGTAATGGTAAACCTAATAAGATGCCATATAGCGCTATTACTCCAAGTGCTAGCAATACTCGTGTTAGTGTTTCTTCTGTTTTCATAATTAGAAGTGTGCTTTTTTAAGGTCCTTAATTTGTTTCTTGATCAAGTTAGCAGCAGTCTTGTTGCCTTGTGCTAAATAGAACTTAACTTCTTTCTCAAGTTCTTCGATCATTTCAATTAACTCTTCTTCGTTCTCGTTGTAGATGTCTCCAATTTCAATTTCTTCAAACATAAATTATAAATTTTGAATTTGTTTTAATAATATTGTTACGTCTTCTTCTGTTAAATAACCTTCTACGTCACTAGTTACTGGTGTATCGTATGTCAATCTACCGTCACTACCTAATACTGCTAATTCATATAGTCCTCGATCTCCTCCGTATGTGTGAGGTCCTGTAACTACGCTTGCTCCATAGCTATTATCGAATATAATTCTAGCCGCTTTTAATCCACGCAGTTCATCATTTTTGAACTCTAAATCATTGAATGTTTTCATAACTGTTTTTAATTTTAAATGTTACCAACTTGATTGATATGTGTACTCTTGTGTATCTGCATCTCCAGCTGACACAATACTCATTAAGATATCGTATGTGTTCTGTACTTGCTCGAAGTAGTAGTCATCGTAGTCTGTACTTCCAAAGAAAAAGCCTGAGCTTCTTGGTAATAACTGCTCTGCTTTACTATGATCGTCTAATACGTCTTCGCATACATTCAACAGATCTCGCAACTGTTCGTAGTCTACGCTGTACTCTCTACAATCGTCTTGTCCTTTCTGTATGTTCTTTACGAACCACTGATGGATCTGATTTGCTTTACGCCAATATCCAACTTCTTCTACGATGTAGTCAATCTTTTTTGGATTGATGAACGGATGTGGCTTACCACCTTCTGTGATTATTACTTCGCATCTTTTATCTTCGCGTACCCATTCTCCTGTGTGTAAGAATGTTTTTTTGTACAAATACATGTCTAATCCCATAACTTTTATTTTATTTTATTTTTATTTAATAACCATTCTAAACATTTTTCGCACACATTTTTTGGATCTTCTTTGTGTAGTTCAACAAAGTATGTAGTCTTTGTAACAAATGTGCCTCGACTATTCCTTTGTAGGTGCCTACCACACTGAGTTCTAGATGGATGCAACTTGCCATTGCCTAAACTTTGAAAGACATGCACTTTATAATTCATTAACTTTTATTTTTGTTTTATAATACTTCCGCCATGAAAGTCGCCTCTTGCTCCGAAACCAAATTCCTTACCTAATCCATCGAGTTCTGCTACTACAGCAAATGTGTTATCGTAATCGTCAACGACATTGTAGTCGATACAATCGAAACTGTCTACAGCTTCTTTTTCGTTGTCAAATATCACCGTGTTTATATAGTCCTCTGTCGTGAGGATAACTGCATACAATTTCATATACTTTATTTTTATGTTATTAATTAAGCTACTTCTACTACAGTAGTAAATTTACTCATGTGATCAAGATACCTTTGAGTTTGCTTGTCATTGTATTTAATACTATCAAAGTTCTCCCAATTGTATACAATCGCAATGAAGTCGTCGAATCTTGCTTTAGTAACAACTATAGGACTGAATGATCCGTCTTCTACCGCAGTAGTCTTTATGTTCATCTCGACTTTACCGTTTTTAACGTGACCTACAACTTCGAATGCATACACACGTACATGATCGTATCTACTTCTACCTGTTTGTAGATCAAAATACTGAGGTTTTATATTTAATTCGTATGCGCCTTTTTCATCATAAGGAATGTTATATTGTCTTTCGCATACGGTACTAGAAGATATAGTGTGCTTGAATCCAGCTTGCTTGTAAGAAGCTAAACCTTCTTCTAATATCTGAGCCTCTGTTTTACGTATAGCAAATTCAGTGTGAGATATTGGTTGCTCGAATGTAGCGTAACGTTTTTGTGCGTACTGTTGATACTCAGCTAACCACGTAGGCATCATAAAATTAATTTGAGGTAACAAAACTGCAACCATACCTAAAGTTTTTAAGTAAGCAATAGTTTTAGTATCGCTATACTCTACTTCTTTAGAATAGAAACTTAATTTTGCTTTAGCCTCTTCTTTGTACCTAGAGTAGTAATGTATGGTGATAGCGTTGTGGTGCCACATATCTTTTACGTCTTCTTCAGATGAAAATATCTGTAACTGCTCACCGCCGCTTTGCATCTTAATTATATAAGTTTCACCAGTAAATTTGTAAAACCATTCAACGATGCTTGCTTCTAATGTAGCAACTTCTTTAGTGAAGACATTGTCGTAGTAATACTTAGATGCTTCTTTTTGAGATTCCAATTGTGACTGTAACGCGGTCAACGTAGTTTGTAGTGTATTCATAACTTTTATTTAATATTAAAAAATTTATATATATGATGCTTTATTTGTCAGCATCAGAGTAAAAGTACTACTATCCTCTGAAACAAAAAAATTATTTATCAAGTATCTTAAAAATTCTTCATAGAGAACCAACGCGTTATGGATATTCTTTTTTAACATGCATAACTGATTGGTTTCCAATGCTCTCCCAAGGGCCTATTTTGGGCTCTTTTGGCACGCTTTGTACCAAATGGCTATAATATACTAAGCTTTTTGTTTTTGGACCAATGGAGCAGACTTGGGAGCTGCGAAAGTAAAGAATTTGGTCTTATTAGATGGCTGATATGGGCACGATGAGCATGCCTTACCGAATAGATCCATGTGATAGTCGCAACCAATTTGATCTGAGCTGCACGGTTTAATAGTGATCTTCTTAGCAAACCTTTTTGTAAACAATTGTTTCATAACCTTTAGATGGGAGTTTATGTGTATTTTGAGATGAGTGTGTCTATGATTTGTTTTTCGTCTTCGTTTAAAATCTTTTTATTCTGTACTGTCTTTATAAATTGTATGTGCTTCTCTACCACTTGTCTCTTAGCTGCAAATAAACCTGATATTCTAGAACCTTCAATACACTGTTTGTATTCTGTTGATAAAGCTTCTTTCAATAGCATTAACTTTTGATCGTAAGGTAACTCTTTGTTTTTCTGTCTGTTCTTAAAAGATTCTGCCAATTCAAATGCTTTGATTAGTGTATCTCCCATTTTTGTTAGCGCTGATCTTTTAGTTTCCATTAGTCCTTGCTTTTAACCATGTATTTGTATATAGTCTTCTGAAGTTCTTGTAGAGCGGCTGTGTTATCTCTTATCAAGGTATCCAGTCTGTCTCTCTCTTCTACGAGTATCTTCAACATCTGCTCTTGTAGCTTGTCTATCTTTTCTTCTAGTTGGTCGTTTTTCTTAACAAGTCTTAAGTACTGTTGCCAGGCAAAGTAACCTAATAAGAATGCTAATACACCCAATATACCGTATTGCATGAAAGCCGAACCTATACTACTACTATCAACCGTTGCCTGTAAAATCGTCATTATCTTAGTTTAAATTTGAATACTTCCTACACAACAAATCTTCCCAGTTGTCTGCTAAAACCTTAATTTGTCTTGCTGAGGCTTTGATCTGACCTGTATCTATTAGTCCAACCATCGTCTCAACCCATACTTCTCTACTATTTACATGTAGGTATTCATGTATCTCGGTTGGAATCTGTGTCTCTTCCGCTATTTTATCTAGTGTGTCGTGAATCAGCATATCCTGAACATAAATATTTGAGGTTAACCAATATCGTATTCCTTTTTTAAGTATCTCAGACATTTTTTGTAGTCTCTTCTCTCTATTCTGATGGCATCCTTCTCCATTGGGTTCTTGTCAGAAGTCAACCATTTGGCCAATATCTGATACTCATGCATAGAGTGACTAACGTAGTGCCAGTACTCGTGGATAATTGTCTTAACAAGTTCCTCTAAAGTATGGTGAATTTCTCTGTTTACAAATATGGTTTGATCTATCTCGTCGTAGTATCCGTAGTCGTCGCCTGAAATATAATCAGGCTTTCTGAACTCAAGAGCTGGATACGGACCATTTATCTTGGATCTACCGTATGTGAAGTAACACCAATCCAATATCTTCTGTGCGGTGGCTCTAGTTACGTAGTTCTTTTCCTTTCTCATAATCCTAACGCTTTTCTTTCTGTCTTTGTTAAATTTGCTATGGCTTCTTTCTTTGCCTTTTCATACTTCTTAAGTCTCTGCTTCTCTTTATCTTTATTTTTGGTTAATGTATTTTTCATATATGACTTTATACTTCTTTGATAGTTTTTCTAATTTGGTTTCTGGTATCTTGAAATTGAATTCAAAATAATCTGAATCTATGCATGTGTAAGCTTGAATCTCATCATTGAATACCTGCTCTGTGTATCCCATATCTGTTAAGTTCTTACACATTTTTTTATATATTTTAGGGTCTATCTCTTTAGTGATAGCGTCAACCTCTTTCTTATACTTCTTATTGATATGATAATATGCATGACATAATTCGTGTTGAAACGTAGTAGATATCAAATCAGCTACTCCAATGATATAAGCTTTACCAGAATCTTTGTTCATTTCATATATATCCCACACAATCTTATTCATAATCTCGTCATAAGGAGTGTACATATCTTCCAAAGTATCATAACACTTTAAAGCTACTTCTAAAGGAAAGTTAAAACCTACCCAATCTGATGCATAGGTGAAACTATCTCCATGTTTTCTACTGTACCACTCTATGTATTCCCATATATTAAAGTTCTTCTTACCTCTGAATTTAGGGTTAGGAGATTCGTAGTACTCTTGTACTCTCATGAATAACATTGCTCTGTGGTATCTGTCTGGTACTATCACGGCAAATACCTTCGGTTTAATCTCTTGTATTTTATATTCTATTTTCATGTCTTATATATTTTCTTGTTCAAATAGTTTTTCAAATCTCTTTGGTAACTTATCATACTTGCCTCTGAATGTGGTTGGCATCGCAGCAACTATATTCTTGTTTCTGTAAGGAGGATTGTTTGGACTGCACCATCTTCTAGTCTTCCTCATCCAGTGGTAAAAATATAAATAAGCATTTGCTTTTTTGACATAACTTTCTTTGTCAATGCTTAAGTTATATTTACCTATCAATTTAACAGATCGTTTCTCGTTATCAAGTTCTAAGTCTACAACTCCTTGAATCGCCGCATCTACCATAGCATCGGATAGTTTTTCACCAGATATCCACGCGTCTACTGCAAATAGATATTTGTTTGCTTTCGTATACACAGGTACTTTATCTATCCACTGTGTGAGATGACCGTATTCGTGTACTAGTATTTCAAACGAATCTTTCTGCTTCATCGCTACTTGTAATGTTCGGCCTTCGTCGTCAAAATATCCAGTGCATCTTACAGATGGAATTGGTTTTAGATACTTAACTTCTTTAAGCTTACACGATACTTTGTGTTTCTTACAACCATTTTTTACTATCTCAATAAATGTCTTATCGTTCTTGCTTAATCTCATATCTTATACGTTAAAGTTTAGTTTAGAATACATTTTAGTATTGTACTGCATCTGTAGATCGTACGCGTTTATCTTGGTTGATCTGTCTTCGTAAGATTGAGATACATTTAGTTCCTTCATCCAAGCTTGGAATTCTGGATTGGCCATTGTTTTTTCTCTGTCTTGTATTAACTGCATTTCTTTTTCTATATCTTGTATCATATTATTGTTTTTTAAATTATTCTGCATATTCTTGTATATCATAATAGTGATCAGCTTGATATGGTAACACGCTTACTACGTTTTTAGCATCCCACATTTGCTTAACACATTTTTGGAATTCTTCGAATGAGTGGTACGGCGCATCTATTCTAGATCCATCGTCGTAGGTTACTTCTACTCTAGCGATCTTATAATTCTCTATGTATCCACCGAAGCGGGCATTTTCGTATTGATCTTCAGTTCTAAAGGTAAATTCTATACCTGTTAAGTTGTCTATATACATAAGTTTGTTTTTAATTATTAATAGCAGTATGGTCCTATCATTGTCAAAGGCACATCGTATCTACCAAATCCATCTACTTCGTGTACGGTAGCTTTAGTCAATCTGATATCCTTTATGATGAATACTTTACCACTTGTCTTCTTGTGTTCTACTATTACCTTATCACCGATACTGAATGCTTTACGCTTTTCTTTTGAATCGGTTTTCTTTTTTGCTTTAATGGTATCTACTACCATTCTATTTAATTTTGATAATTCTAATAAAGTCAATTTGTTTAATTGTGATTGAGTCATGTTTATATTTTTTATTAATTAAAGTAATAAGACACCTGTTCCCATCCTCCATTTACTAATGTTTCTACTACGTAGTCACCATTGTATGGTCTATTCTCTCGTAGTACTAACCAAACTTTATAAGTGTCGGTTTCGATTTTTAACTCATCACCGTCCCATGCTTGTTCGATTGTTTCCATGCTGTCTAATTCAGCTCTAGTGTATTCGTGTAACATAATTAAATTATTTATTGTTATAAAATTTAGATTCGTCAATTTCGTTATAAGAATAGTCTACGGTTATTCTCTCTTCTAAGAACTTTTCTTTAACCACACCTATCTTACGATCTTCTATAGTTACTGTACCAACTCCATCGTATGCTTCTAATTCTATTTCGTCGTACTGAGCACATGCATCTTTGTAACTAAAGAAAGGACCAAACATTACACTATATTCTGATGCATCAAATCCATCTAATAAGAATGATTCTCCGTACCCATCTTTGTACTTCATAAAGTATGGTGACTGAGTAACGAACCACACATTAGGAGATTTGCCATCACCGATAATTTCAGATGCTAAGTCTTTAGCTAACTTTGCAGTCGCATTTTTATACTCAGCTAAAGCATCTTTCTCTTCTACTTTAGGTACTTCAACTGTCTTAACAATACCATTATGAAGTGTATAAGCATTGATCTTAGCCACGATCTCTTCTCTAGTCATACCTTTGTATGGTGTGTAAATAATTTTCCAATCAGCATTAGGAGTGTTTGTTTCTTTTTTAGTCGCCATATCTAAAGTCCAAGTAATACGTTCAACTGTGTACATATAACCTAAATAAGAATTAACATGACCACTATCTAACCATGCTGGAACATGACATAATACTCTCCACAATCCGCGTTGAGGATTTTCTACAAATCCTAAGTGTCTTAAGTAAGTACGATATGTATTGCTACGATAAAATTCGCCACCACTATACTTCTTCCAACCTGTTACAAATTCAATACCTTTCATTGCTTCATGAAATTCTTTAGTAGTGAATGTCTCACCTACATTTTTAGAATTAATAAAGGACTTTACAGATTGGAATAAATTTTGTTTGCTGTTCATATTGTTAGTTTTATTTTCTTTATTAATATCGATAGTAGCTAATGCTTCTACTAAAGCGTCTTGAGCTACGAATGTATCTTTTTGAGATCTACCTCCAATGTGCCACTCGATTGTTTCTTTATCCGTATAACGACGATATTCTTTCCAATCGTATACAGTAAATATAGTACCGTCTTCTAACTCTAAGTCCCACGAATTTTGTACTTTATCGTTTACTTCTCCGATACCGTGTGTTGCACCTAAAATATCCATTAGATCTGCTAATGAAGCACTGATTGTGGCACCGTGAAATGAAGTACCGTTCATGTCTTTGTAACTTTTCTTTATCATAACTTATTTTTTTGTTTTAATGTCTGTGAATTTAATGTCTGTGTCGGTTAAGTTTAATGTGTGACCGATATACACAATTGATAGGAATAGTATTACTGATATCATATTAATTAATTTAATGAAGGCATTACTGAATATTCTATGTCTGTGTTGTGCCACTTTTTCATGTACCTTTGCCATGACATTTCACCTTTATCTATTTTAATTTGATCTAATTCCATATTGTGAGGTACTCCTGCAATAAAATCTTGATTGTCTAAGAATTCAAAATTAACGTGACAGTCTGGAAAACATTCACTCAATGCTTTATGATTTAACTGCATGTTTGTCCACATAAGTTCTTTGTCGTAATCTTCGACAGTGATAACGTGGTCAGTAACGATCTCTTTCGTAAGAGCATTTTTAATGTAAATTCTAACTTTCATAACTTTTATTTATTGATTATAGGTAAAACTACACAATTCTGGCTATCTAGAGCTGTTTTATTGAACTATTTTCGAAACTTCTTGATAGAGAACCAATCAGTTATGTATGTATTTTTTGAGTAATATCACAAAAAAGTGCAACTCATTGATAACCAACCAGTTGTATCTGGCTGAAAACCAATCAGTTGCACATTATGATTTTATTGATATATAACGCGTTGGAAACGGTTATTTGTAGTCTATGATATCGTCTACGTTTAGGTTACCTTTATCGTCGTAGCCTATTCTCTGTAAGTGTTCTAAATAAAATGGATCTAAGTCGTAGAACTTCGTATTGTTCTCTTGTAATACATCTTCGTCGTGTATGTATTTTGATTCTATATTACGAGTAATGCGATCGCTAAATGGATCCACTGCAAATAAGAAACTACAGTTGTAACATAACCATCTCAAATTTTCTATTCTCCAATCTGATTTGTTACCGTTTATAAAGTTAATAAGCAAAGGAACTTTCATATCGAGTATGCGTCTCTCTTTAAAGCCGCACTCAGCACAACAGTATCCTAATCTGCCATCTTTCATTAATAGATCTTTGAGCTTTGCTATTCTTTGAGGATTCGATACTTGTTTTTCTACGAGCATCTCTTCTAAATCTCTTTTAAAATTGCTGCCTTGAAAATTCTTTGGTATGCCTTTAGCAGATTGATTCATGTGAAAATCAAACAAAGTTTTACCAGTATCTCTATCTATATATTTCTTTGCGTATTTCTTGTACGTAATGTATGTGATCTTCATCCATCTCGCAGCTTCGTGATTGCTACGCGTATTGTTAATTGCTTCCCATATCTGATCTTCTGTGATCTGAAGACCTTGATAGGCGAAGTTAGGCTTTTCTTTATTCTCTTCCACTAGTCCTGTATTTTTGGATTAAGGTTTACCATTAAGCTCCAAAGATCGTAAGGCGTTTCTAGTATTATTTCTTGACCTGATTGATCTACTAATGCATTCAATGTACCATCTGGATTTCGTCTATCGTAAAGATAAAATGCTATGATATCTGAACAAGCCTCTCCAAAATGCAAGTAATACATTAGATCTATAATCGATAAAAACTTCTCGTCGTACTTAAACATATCCATATCCATATCGGCATACATCAATGCTTGTCTTACTGTTATCTCCTCCATGGAATTCATCATCTGTACAAACATCTCTTTCTTCTTGTCTAACGCAGTTCTCTTTTTTCTTCTAACATAAGACTTAACATTTAGTATTCCGTCTACTGCTATTTGTATTTCTTTGAAATCTTCTGCCATTGTTATAGTTTTTGTTTAGTGACTACCTTCTTCGGCTTCTTCTTTATCTTTTCTATTAGTTTGGTAATCTTGTTACACGATTCGTAGTCCTCTTCTTCTATGTAGAATATGATGCACGTTTCCAGTGCTTGAACCCATTGATTCCTATGTAATTCTATGTAGCAATTTGAATCGTTAATTTCGAATATAGATGCAAAAGTCTTCTTATTATCTATAGCGTATTCTATAGATTTTGGAACTTCGTTCTTAATTAGAGTCTTTAATATCTCTGAGCTTTGTATGTCGTGTGCTTTTAATGTCTCTAAGTTTTCAAAGACTGCACGAGGAGGTCTATTATTTTTCATAACGATTATGGTTGTTTTATTCTCCGCCTTTGAATGCCTTCATTATCATATCTGATACTGAGGTCAAAGGTATAGTGAAGCCTATCACATTCTTGTAAGCATTCCTATCATCGTAAGCTACTGTAATTCCAGCATCTCCCAATCTTTTTTGTAAGGCAACAGATATCTTATTTGCCAACTCCTGCTTATCTCTTGGATCTTGAGGCTCGTCAGTCAAGACAAATTGCATTTTTAAACCCATTTTGGTTGGGTTATCGTTTACGTCAAATTGTATGATGAATGGCATCTTTTTGCCATCTATTGTCAAGCTTACTGGGTATCTAGGTTGTTGCGAAAGGGCCATTGTTCTTTTATCTTATAAATATTTAGAATACGTTCTTGATGAATGTGCCCATCATTTTATCTGTGTGATCTACCATTTGCAATACATCTATCTTCAATCCGTTGTATTCATAAGTACCTGTTGCATCCACTGATTCTCTAATGATGACCTGTATATTGGGAACAATGTTTAAGTCTACGGTATCTTTTGCGTCAAAGTAGATAAGTATATCGTTCTGCTTTGGTTCCTCTATTGGACGCACCCTAGCTTCAAGGATTAGTTCTGTCTTAGGTTGCTCATATTCTATATAGTCAGCAATTATAGACTGATCTACGTATATGTTATTGAACCAGGGCTCTAATGATAACAATAGGTTCGCATCACAATTTTCTACGACTATTCCTATATCGTACCTCGGTTTTAGTATTGGTCTTTGATACTCGTCATTGTCAATCCAGCTACCCCACTTTCTAATATAGTTTCTTGCCGCTTTTGCTGAAGCATTCTTAAAGTAATCATCGTCTTTACCAATCTCTTCTGTCCATCTGTGTCCTCTACAAGTTAAGTGATATACAAATGCATCTCTTGACTGGATTAGTTCATATCCATGTAGCATCCATCTTTGGAATATATCGGAGTCTTCATAAGGGAATGGCGCGAATAGTCTATCATGTCCTCCCATTGCAACGAAGTCTTCTTTATATATAATCCACGGTGCAAACATACCATTAGTTGTTAAGTCTTTATACTCGTGTTGTGCTTCTAAAACGTACGCTTCAAATGCATCTAAGTTTAAGTTGTCGAAGTCAGTACCAAAATCTTTAATGATCTTCTCTTTGCCTGCCGGGTGCAATGGTGGTTCTACTCTTGTTGCACATACTACAGTTTCTTTTTGTAAATGCTTAAGCATATTCTCTAAGTAATAAGGACCTAAGATCATATCTGCGTGCATGATACCTACCACTTCTGTTTCAGCTAACTCGATTCCTTTATCGTATAGTATCGTATGACCAACTCTTTTATCTGATCTGTATACGGCGGTAATATTGTCATCGCTAATTCCAGCCAACCATTCAGTCGTGCCGTCAGTAGATCCGTCGTCTAACATAACAATTTTACAATTAGGCGCGTGAGTCTTTATACTTGTATATGCATTCTTTAAGTGTCTTAGATTATTACTAGATGGTACGACTAACGTAACTTGTTCTTGTGTTAACATAATTTTAATTTAGGTTGACTTTCTTTTTTCTCTCTTACAATTAATTTGAATATTTGTAACTCATATTGTCCAGGTTCTTCAACTTCATTAGTGATTAATTCTGGTAGGTTATGCAGAATATAATTAAAAAGTTCTTGATTATTAAGAATATCTTTGTAGTCCGCTTCTAAAATCATATCCGTAGTTAACTCACTAACAAACTTAGAGGCTATATCGAAAGATGAAATGTCTTTATTCTTATTGATGTAGTTAGTAGGATCCGCTTCGCATTGTATCTGATCGAAGAATGGTTCTACTCCAAGTACACCGTCATTAAAACAATTCAATATTTTTAATCCTACATTGTATTTGATATTCGGTATAGGTTCTAATGTGTCTGTTTGTTTTAAAAACCCTCCCCATTTTCTAATGTATTCGTTAGCCGATATTTGATTATTCTTCTGCCAACTTTCGTCCTTCTTACTAAAGTCTTCCATTTTTTCTGCGTGTGCAAACTGTCCGCCTCTACAAGTCAAGTGATATACCATTGCGGACCACGATTGAATCAAATCGTAACCATGTAATTTGAATCTTCTAAATAGATCCGCGTCTTCAAATACCGATAAGAATATAGGATCGTGACCTAAGTGTTGGTCCTTTCTAATTAACCATGGAGCGAAGATGCTTTTTGTTATCTTATCGCTTTTGTTTTCCTCAACGAACCGATTAAACTCTTCGATCTTCAAATCTTCTGGCCACATACCAAAATCCTGTACTATCTTCTCTATTCCGGCTGGGTGTAGTGGTGGTTCTATACGAGTGGCGCACACGATGTTGTCCTTTGTTTTGATATCCATCATGTGTTTGTCTGCATGAGGACCAAGAATCATATCAGCGTGAAATGCTATTACATATTCTCTGTCGGCCCATTGAAACATGTTATCGTAAGCGAAGCCAATTCCTCTTGGAGTCGCTTCGTGGTTTTGAATGAACTTAATATCATTCTCTCTCAACCATTCTACTGTTCCGTCAGTGTCTTGATCTACGTACACAATGATTTGATTCGGGTAATAAGAATTATCTTGAATAGATTTGATACAAGGTTTTAAGTATCTTAAGTTGTTCTTGCTTGGTATGCAGAATGTTATCATCTAAAAAATTGTTTATACTTTTGTTTGTTATCTAGTAGATACTTTGGTAATTGAGATTCGTCCAACCAAAATTTAAAATTGGTTCTGCCTAAAACGTCTTGACCGTTTGCCAATAAATCTCCAACTCTATTCTTAACAGAATCGTTGTTGTACTCTTGGTGACCGTAAGCTTCTAATTTCATCTTAACTTGTTTCTCTCCTCCCATAAATGTGAAGTGCCAACCCGCATTGTTAACGTACTCGTACTTAGTTTTTGATGGAGTTCTAAGATGGTTTAAACAAGCTCCATCTATATTTGTATATCTGGTTAATAATGTACCGGCCCAATCTTCTGAAGATCTTATGTTCATATAGCCTGAATAAGCAAGTTGTCTTAGCTTGTATATTTTATTATCTTCTATTGTTGTGTAGTCCAATTCCGGATTCCATATCTCGTCTAAGTCTGTTACAAATATTAAATCTTCTTCTTGAGCTCCTGCATTTTCTATCGCCAATCTAATATATTCTTTTTGATAGAATTCTTTCAACCAGTGTAATTCGCCTTTAGGTACATTAGACGTAGTCAATGCTTGTATGCAAACTTGTTTTTCAAATTCGCTAGTCTTATCATCCACTATTCTCTGTTGTAGATCTTCAAATGATTTTGGCGGTGTGAATGTAATGTGGTGATGGATCTTATGTAAGTACTTTTCAAATCTCTGTTTATTCTGACTAAAATACAAAGGCTTTTGTTTACCTGAAAAAGTCTCTACGCATTCTACTAATACGAACTGATCTACAAAAGGATCTAACATCTCTAATCTTAGTTCTAATAAATCCAATTCATTAAAGAATGTAAACACATCAAATACTCTAGCCATATATCTTGCTTTCTTTTTTATATAATTCAAATTCTCTAGCTACATCTGTATAAGATTGTAATTGGCCTTGTCTATCCATGTATGTAAACTTACGACTTATGTTATAACCACAACTCCAATATCCATCAGATACGTTGTGTCTACACCAATACTTCGGTGCTATAATTAGATGAGCATCACTACAAAATGCTGGAAAATAAGCAAAGCTTGAATTGGATAGGATTAACCATTTTGCATTCTTAATAATAGAATAGTCTTTAGCTAAATCAAAGTGATATACGTTGTCGGCTAATTCTGGTAGCAATCTCTTTGCCATATCAGGATTCTCTGTGATCACTAGGAATTGCATGTTAGGGTTTAAACTAAGCATATGATAGATTGCTTTAACCCAATAATCTCTTGATAAGAATAGAGTGGGATCTGCTTCGTAGTCTCTGATATTCAATACGCATATATCATCGTGACTATAATCTACGCAATCAAATTCTGGTTTTACTTTCAACCAATCTTTAACTTCTTCTCTATAATCCCAAAAATAATCTTCGCCTTGCATAATACCCATAACCTTCGTATTATTTGCAACATTCAATAGATCTTGGTCTATTAATCGTATGTCACATCCATGTGTACGATCATGATCTGAATGATCTAATTTTATTCTTGTTTCTTTTTCTATGTAAGTTTCGCTAGTTGGTAATACTGGAGATCCTAAATCAATATCCATAAAATATACGCCTTTATCATTGTATCTCTTATCTCCAAAGTTTTCCAATCCAGTATAACCGAAATCATAATCATTTCTTTTGGCTATAGCTCTAGTAGTTACATAGACTGCAAGTTGGTTACCGAAACCTTGACCGTACATGAATTCAGTGTATATCATATTACTTTTTCCAGAATGAATAAATGCCTTTGTCTAATTCGTATGAAGGCCAAACAAATCTCTCTCTATTTGGTTGACGTTGTGCCCATAACCACATATCGTATAGTCCCTCTTCTAACGTAGTCTTGTGTTTAAAACCAAGAATGTCTTCTGATTTCTGATATGTAGGAATTGAGTGCTTTACCTCATGTCTTCCTTCTTTGTATTGATACTCTGCTCCGTATTTAATGATATCTCTTAATACTTTGTTTGCATCGTTGATGCTCCACTCTTCTACTCCACCTAAATTGATAATCTCTTTAGATGCTCTTGGTTCTACGGCTGAATTCCATAACGGCTCAACTATATCGTCGATACAACTGAATGCTCTTGTTTGTGTACCGTCTCCAAAGATTGTCATTGGTTCTCCGTTCATCTGTTGATACATCCAAATACCCAAGACATTGCGATACTTATCCCATATATTCTGCTTACGACCGTATACATTGTGAGGTCTAATGATACACCAATCTAAACCGTGTTGTTCACCTGCAATTTGAATGTCCATCTCACAAGCGTACTTAGCAACTCCGTATGGATCTATTGGCTTTGGTACTTGTGTTTCATCGAATATACCACCGTAACCATGACCATATACAGCTAAAGTAGAAGTAAAGATCAATCTCTTAACATCGTACTTAATACAATTGTTTACAACTCTTGCTGTCGCTACTAAGTTATTGTCGTAGTTGTATCTTCTAATGAATGGACTCAAACCTTCTGCTGCGTAAGCTGCGAAGTGGAATACATAGTCAAATTCATTAGTAGCAAAACAATTCTCAATAGGATGTTCTACTAAGTTCATTTGCCAGAAATTAACCTTTGGGTTTACGTTATCTAAGTATCCGCCTGATAAATCATCGATACCTACTACTTCTACTTCTGGCTTATTATCTATGATCCAATCTGCGAGTCTTGACCCTAATAGACCTGCGACTCCTGTTATTAATACTTTCATACTATTTAATTATTGATATTTCTCTATTATACGTAACTAATCCTGTGCCATGCGTATGTCCTACTTCTGTTAAATCATACTTATCCAAGTTGATAGAATTCCACCAATTTTCCATTCCAGAATTAATGTGAATATCATCGCAAAATAAATAACCTTGCCACTCTATTCTATCTAATAAATCTGTGAATACCTTTTCTTGCAATCCATCATGGGGATCTATATCTAGATAGATCACCTCAGCAGAATGGATGATTTGGTGATCTTCTTTATTTATGTCTAATATTTTTACTTCTACGTTAGAAACAGCCTTTAGATATTCATTATTAAATCGATCTGTGATATCGTATGTGATCACTTTGTTTTTTGGATTTTCTTTTAAACAATAAGCAGACCATCCGTAGTGAGTGCCTGCGTCAATGATCGTAATATCATTAAATTGTTTTGTTATATGACTTAGTAATTGAAATGCTTCGCCTTTTCTATATACCCAATTTAAACCCAAATCTTTTTCTAGATACTCTATATTCTCTTGTATAATTTTAGAATAGTCTAGTATTAAATTATTTTGTTTTTTCATTATAAACTTTTTTGTGTTACTTGATAATAATAATTGTTTCTTCCATGAAACCCGAATGGTATGTTTCCATAGTTCTCTGCTACCATAGTTTCATGACTAAATTCAGCCGCCACTTCTATTGGAGCAAACTTACATCCTGCTGATTCGTAAGTTTTTCTATGATGACAACAAAAGAACCCATCTTCGTGATAAAATCCATAATACTGTTTCCATTCTAAATCTAAATCTTTTGCCACACATAATAACTTTTTACTTCTTAGTGTGAATCCTCCGTTACCCATTCTTTGTATGTTGCCGTCTTGATCCCTAAAAGAGAAGTCGTCTTGAGGTAGAGGCCATAAAGCTCCTATATAATCGTATTGCATCCACTCTTCTTGCCATTTATCTGGATTAACTACATATCCATCGTTTTGTACCAATAGACAATGCGTTGTGTTAATGTACTCGTGCAATCTATAAACTATAAAGTGGTTATACTGTTCGTAGTTTAAAGGTTCGCATTTGATTATCTCTACTACATCGTCTTGTATATCGTCAGGAGTAATTAGGATCGCACGGTCAAAATCTAATTCTCGCATACTATACTTAATAGCCTTAAGAGTTTCAATAACTTTAGCGCCTGCTACAGCGGCAATGGTTACGTTATTTAGTTTCATATCTTCTTATTACTCGTGATATCTCTTCTTGTTTTTGTTTCTCAGTCATCATATTAGTTGTTCTAACTTCTGCGTTTCTATTTACTGTACACACCATATCTACAACAACGGGGTCTCCGTATAACATATGCAGTCTCTTATAGTACTCTACGTCCACTAACCAATTCAATGTCTCATCAAATTTTGGTTTCGCATATTCATTTCTAATCGTTAGTACAGATGGACAACTTATAGTGTTAATTCCTGCGTATATACGATCATGATAGTATGGAGTCATTCTATCATACATAGTTACACAATCGTCTGTGTGTACACATGCAGTAATAAACCAGTCTTTATCTTGATTCTCTGCTATGCTATCAGCTATAATTTGAAGGGAATCTGTGTCATATAAGAAATCGTCTTGAAATAACATCTTGATAAATAGACCGCTTGAATGTTCAATGGCGTTATTTATATTTGGTGCTATCTTGCCTATGCCATTAGAATTTCTCAAATATTTAATATTCATGATTGAACTCCAAGAATTACATAAGTTCTTTATATCGTCATCTTCGCTATGATCTGATATCACAACTTCGTAATCAGTGAAGCTCTGTTGTGCTAATATGTTAAATGAATGTTCTAAGTATTCAACTCCTCGGCCTTTAATTCCCCATGTGGGTATGGCAACGCTAAAAAATGGTTTATCAATTTTCATTTAAAAAAATCGTTTAAATATTCATGTAAACAAATTTTCCAATCTCGCATATAATTTCTGTCTAAATTATTTAGTTTTTGATTAATTAATTTTTCAGAATATGGTCTTGGAGAAAAATATTCATCTTTAAAATAGTCGCTATTCACCTTTGTGATAGTTAATCCTAATTTTAAATAATTATTTATTTCTATTGCAGTATCATATCGGCTTGCTTCTCCTGTACTTACCATATTATAAAGTCCAAAGGGAAGATCTTCTTCGATGTGCTTTAATATAGAATTAGCAAAATCTTTAGTATATGTGGGAACTCCTAATTTATCGTCGACAACAAAAAGTTCTTTTTTGCCGGCTTTTACTTGTTTAAGTATCTTATTAACGAATTTTTTATCAACATCAGGTCCTCCTCCCATCATCCAACCCGCTCTAAATATCCAAAATTTATTATATTGTTGTTGCAACAAAGATTGTTCAGTGTAATACTTACTTTTTCCGTAAGTGCTTAGCGGATATGGTATGTCTTCTTCTGTATAAAATTCTTTATCGTTTCCAAATATTCCAGCCGTGCTTATAAACACGTAAGGAATATCTAAATCTTTTGCCAAATTAAATAAATGAATAGAAGCGATTGTATTTGTAAGATAACAATCATCTTTTTCTTTTTCACAATATTCAAGATCTACCAATGCTGCAAAATTTAAAATAATATCAGGATTATATTTTTGCACTATTTTAGAAGTATGTTCTAAATCTCTTATATCACAAAATTCCAATCCTGGAATAACATCTTTATCAGTTAGAATATACTTATTTGAATTTATTAAAGTCTTTAAAGTAGTACCTAACATACCGGCAGCACCAAAAACCAACGCTCTTTCATATTTCATATTAGCTTAATTTATATTTTATACTATAATCCATGATTGTGGGTATAAATCTTTTGTATCATGAACTCCATTGTATGCAGGTCCGAACCACTTCTTTGGAGCTACAATTCTTTTATCCGGGTTTTGATTTAACCATGCACCCCACCAACTGAAACTACTGTTGGCTATTACGTTGTGATGGCACATACTCATCATGCACATGTCTACATCAGGTTCGTTTCCTTCCATATAAACAATGTTCTCTTGATCTCCGAATAACTCTTTGGCATATTCTATATCGTCAGAGAATACTAAGAAGCAATAGTTACCATCCATAAAATAGGTCATAGCATTGAAATAGTAGTCTGCGTTCATTACTGGGTGAAACTGTTGAAGACCTGCGTAATCTCCCTTTCTTAAATGTATAGACACAAATTCTAATTGCATAGGAAATGTTGGAAAAGCAGACTCGGCTTTCTTTTTTGTTTCTGAATTAAACTCGAAGAATTCTCTTATTTTTTCGCGGCAATGTTCAAAGTACTTCTCTGTTTGAAAGTAGCCCATTAAATTGGTTTGATCTGGTACTCTAAATAGGTCTTGACAAAAATGAAAGTAAGGTTCTTGCGCTATGTGTAATGTTGTTATCTCTGATTCTGGTTTCAGTGTCAACTTAACATTGTCGAAATACTTGGGTAAATCAAAATAAACTTCTCTTCTAACTCCGTCTTTAAAATGTTCCACGCTAGGTACAGTTATATTCTCTTTTGGAAATGCTACGTTGTGTCCAGTCTTATTAGCTACGCCTACAGTGGAAGCGAACTGAAACATTTGATTTCCCAATCTACCAAAGTGTCCTATTTTTTTATAACTTATCATATTATTTTTTCTATAAAATTTAAAGCTGAATCTATGACATCATCCATATCGTAGTACTTGTATTCGGCTAATCTACCACCAAACATAATAGTTTTTTCTTGATTTGATAAATTTTTGTATAAAGTATATTTTTTATTGTTCTCCTCATCATTTACAGGATAATATGGATCAGTTGTTTTATAATCGTATTCTACAGGATAATCATATGATATCCAAGTGCATTTATTATTCTTATTAAATTCAAAATGTTTATGCTCTATTATTCTAGTATACGGAATATCTTTTTCTGTATAATTCATCATTGACGTCCCTTGAAAATTTTCTACTTCTAATTTTTTATGAACGAAATTATTTGTTTTATATTCCAACTGGCCAAATTTATATTCATAAAAAGCATCTATAGGTCCTGTGAATATAATTTTATCGGCTTTATTATCCCAATACTCTCTATCTAATAAATAATCTACGTTAAGTTCAACTTGTATGTCATTTAATAATTTTTCAAATATTTGAGTATATCCGCCTATTGGGATGCCCTGATATTTGTCATCAAAATAGCTATTATCATAAGTAAATTTAACAGGCAATCTTTTTATTATCTCTTTTGGTAAATCTTTTGCATCTTTTTTCCATTGCTTTTCTGTATAGCCTTTTATTAATTTTTCATAAATTTCAGTACCCACTAATTTAATAGCTTGCTCTTCTAGATTTTTAGGAAATTGAATGTGAGAACTTTGTTTTTCTATTATTTCTATAGCTTCTTTTGGAGAAGATATATTCCAAAGTTTAGAAAAAGTAAACATGTTAAAAGGTAAAGAATATATATTATTTTTATAATTTGCAACAGGTCTAAAAACAAAATTATTAAAATTAACAAATTGATTTATCCACATCCATACTTTTTCACTGTTTGTGTGGAATATATGAGGGCCATATATGTGAACATTTATTTCGTCTCTATTTTCAGTATAGCAATTTCCTCCAATATGATTACGTTTGTCTATTACTAAACATCGTTTTCCTGATTTTTTAAGTTCATGAGCACATATAGATCCAAAAAATCCTGACCCTACAATTAAATAGTCATACGGTTTCATTATTTAGATTTGTATTTAGGATTCATCATATAAGGCATTAATCTTTCTAACTCCCAAGGCCAAAGCTCTCTAGTATATGATAAAGCTAATAACTTTTTCCAAAAATCTAAACCTCTTTGTTTTATTAAATCTCTACTCACATTAAACTGATTTCCTGGATTAAATTCTATGGTCTCTGGAATTTCACAATCGAACATTTCTTGCCATAGTTGCCAACATGGAATATTTTCATGATGATGTGGTTTTCCATTTTTATCGCATCTTAAACAATTGCCTTCGAACTCGATTGCTTTATCTAGATTCCACATAGTTCCAAAATAATTGTGGCAATATCCCCAATATCCATCAAATCTTAATTGAGATTTTAAATTCCATATATCTAAATCTTCATTAATTATTTCTATACAAGATCCAGTGTGATCAAATGGATAGCCTTGAAAAAAGAATAAATACTCTGAAAGATTATCATAGTTTTCACATATGTGGTGTATGTACGTATGACCCTCTCTACCTACGTTAGGCAAATGTATGGAGTTTGGATAGTGGTTATTTTCATTTTTATTGTATAAATAAATTTTTATAGAAGGATCTATTCTATTTAACCATGAAACGTCTTCTAGATACCTTGCTTTTGAATCAAAATAAGAAGCTACAATTAATTCTTTTGTCATTATTTTCTAATTTTTGGATAGTTTAATATAAACCATTCTATCGATTCTTTTAAACCTTTCTCCAAAGTGGTAAATTCATAGTCTCCTATGATACTTAAAAGTTTGGCGTTAGAAGATGGTTTTCTGTGTTGACCGTTTGGTTTGTCTGTCAACCATTTTACTTTCCCCTTGAAGCCCACGTACTCCACAATCAGATCAACTACTTGTTTAATAGAATACTCAGTTGGATTGGATATAATCACAGGATCAGTCCCCTCGTATTTCTGAATAAGTAGATCTACTATGTTTGCTACGTCTTTTGAATAAACAAATTCCCTAAGCGGAGTACCATCACCCCATACTTCAAATGTCTTTCTATTTTTCTTAGCAAGATAACACTTGTGAATTAGCATTGGAATTACATGACCAACTTCTAAGCTGTAGTTATCATTTGGTCCATAAACATTACAAGGAATTACTGAAAAATATTGTGTGCCGTATTGTTTATTGAATGCTCTGATTTGTACGTCTGCCATTCTCTTAGCATAAGCGTAAGCGAAGTTTGATGCGTGTGGAGCGCCTAATTCTATTTTGGTTTCGTCTAATGGATATTCCACTTTATCAGGAAATACACACGTAGATAAAAAAGATACTAGCTTAGACACTTTTAATTCGTGACAAGCTTGAATCACATTCGTATTCATTCTAATGTTGTCCATAAAAAAATCTGCTGGGAATTCCATGTTGGCTCCGACTCCGCCTACTTTAGCTGCGCAATGTATCACTACGTTTGGTTTATACATTGATATAGCGAACTTTGCTTTATCGTAATCTCTTAAATCTCTTTTAGAACTTAATTTAACTCCTTCACTGAAAGCAGATCCTATTAATCCAGTTCCTCCGGTAATTACTTTTGTCATTAGAATACTTTATTTAATTCGTGTTTCCAATACTCAATCATTTCATCAAGCATTGTTTCAAATGTGTATGTGGGTACCCAACCTGTGGCTTTCATTAATTTGGTAGGATCTCCCTTTAAATCAGTTAACTCTTCAGGTCTTAAAAACTTCATATCTAACTTTACGTAGTCTTCGTAGTTTAAACCTAACTTAGTGAATACATACTCGCATAGTTCTTTAACTGAGTGTGAAACTCCAGTAGCACAAACAAAATCGTTAGGCTCTTCTAATTGTAATATTCTCCACATTGCTTCTACGTAATCTTTAGCATGACCCCAATCTCTAGTAGCTTCTAAGTTTCCCAATCTTAATTCTGTTGATTGGCCGTAGAATATTTTAACCGCTTCTTTAACCACTTTGTTTGTTACGAAGTTTGTGCCTCTTCTTGGAGATTCGTGGTTAAATAGAATTCCATTAGACACATACATGCCATAAGAGTTTCTATAGTTCCTTGTTATGTTGTATCCGAATACTTTAGCACATCCATAAGGAGATACTGGATTCATTGGAGTGGACTCTCTTTGAAATCTATCTTCATCTATAGAATTACCAAACATTTCAGAAGAGGATGCTTGGTATATCTTTGCGTTCTTACACATAGATAGCGTGGCTTCCAATAGATTAAGAGTTCCAATTGCAACTGTGTTTGCCGTGTATACTGGTTGATCGAATGATATTCTTACATGAGATTGAGCGGCTAAGTTATATATCTCGTCAGGCTGTACTTTAGCCAATACTCTATTAAGAGAAGCTAAGTCAGTCATATCTGCGTAAGTCAAATTATCTTTGATCTCATCGTAAACTTTAATTCTTGCTGTTTGATTCTCTGCTACGGAGTTTCTTTTTAATATGCCGTGTACTTCGTATCCTTTTTCCAATAATAACTCCGCTAAATAACTTCCATCTTGACCGTTAATACCAGTGATTAGTGCTACTTTACTCATAACGTGTTGTAATAATTGTTTTGTTGTTCTTGTCTTTCTATTGTTTTAGGGTGGTACAAAGCCCAATCTTCAAAATCTGCGGGAAATACTGAAGATACTTGCCAACCTTGTAATCTTTCGTGAACCTTACCAGCCCATTTTATATGAGGAACATTCTTACAGATTCTTGTTTGATAATCAGGCCAATTTATTTTGTTGTCTTTAACTATCCAACCCCATTTCTTTATGTGTTCTTCTGTTAAACCTTTAACTGTATTAACTCTTGGAACTCCATAACAATCTACTTGAGAATTAGATTCTAATACTTGCTTAAGCAGTTTTAGTAAATGCTCAGAAAGATATTCGTCAGCATCTATAAAGAAGATATAGTCTCCAGTACAATTATCCTTTAGATTGTTTTTAAATGCAGCGAAATCGTTATTAAGAGGAAATGTAATAGATTTTACTGGATACGAATCAACTACAAATTTTACTTTGTCTGTGGCTTTATCGTCTAACTGAATTAAGATCTCGTCTCCCGGTTCTTTTCCTTCGGTGAGTTGTTTTAAGAGTCTATTTAATTCTTCTGCCTCGTTGTGTGCAGTTATCGCGTAACTTATTTTCATATTCTTTATTTTATATCAAACAATCCTATATAATCACAAGCAGCAAAGAAATCCTCTTCGAATGCTTGTAAGCTAGCAGAATCTGATTTGTGAGTCTTGCCTTTAAATTTAGGGAGCTCTTTCTCTTCTTCTGTTAATTCTATAGTTTTAATTCCAGCCCATTGCCAATCCTCTTTAGAACCGCCATTTGCAAATACGGTACCTTTGTCTTCTATGTTAATTACTTGAGGATACCATACACGACCATCTTCGTCAGTGTACTTTAAATCTTTGTAAAGTTCAGGCATCTCTTCTTCGTATTGTTCGAAATCAAATTCGCCTTCTCTCATTAAATCGCTAGTTGTAAAACCACAACTAAAGCATGCGTATCCACTATGAAACTCATTAATTGGAGTTATGTAGCATGCATCTTCGGCCTTACACTTTGGACATGATGTTAATTGATCAGTCATTTAATAATGTTTTATCGTTAGTTGAATTAGTGGTTGTGTACCAAGCTGGTCTACCATCTTGAGAGTAGTAGGCTACGGTATTACGAGGTTCATCATTTACTTTTGCTAATTCTTCTTTTAATAAATCCCACTGTTTAGGGGTGATATTAAAATCATGAACTCCTTCAGTGAATCCTTTGAGCCAAATTACGAATTCTTTACTTGTCATTTTTAACTTCTATTTTTTTAAGTTTAGGTAAAGTCAATCCCACACTTTTAGGAATTTTATTGAATACAGCTTCTAAAGCTTTCTTCATCTCGTCAAAGCTAAATTTAGTTTTAGATTGATGCGCTTGTTTCTTTGCTCGCTCTTCGTACTTAGAGTACTTTTCAAAGATGTCTTTTAAATAGAACTCCGCTTGCTTTGTATCAGGACTAAACCATGCAGATTCTGGTAATATCATATCTTTTACTTGTGCTGATGGATGAACTCCTTTTAGTGTTCCACCTACCATGCATGTATTTTCCATATACAAATAATCGATATGACCTGACCACGCTGTTACTATCAATGGTTTTTTGGATAAAGTAAATTCCAATAGAGGTCTACCAAATCCTTCGCCCTTTGTCAAGCTAATCATGGCTTTAACTTTACCGTGATTGTATAAATTGTTGATATCTTTATCGTCCATCTCTCCGTGTAACAAGTAAATGTTAGGTAAACTTCCACTCACAGTGTTTCTTATAGCGTCAATCTTTTTAAGCATCTCGTCTCTATCCATAATGCAAGATCCTGCTCCTGATGTTTTAAGTATTAAAGCTGGTTTGCTTTTCTTATCTTTAAATGTTTCTAAGAATGTCTTAATAGTTAAGGCTACATTTTTTCTATCTTCGCCTAAATCTCCTTGTAACCAATGTCCAACAAACAGATAACAGAAGTCCTCTTTTATTTCATCCAAAGCCTGAACCAATTCAGTGCCATCTAAATCATCATCTGCTACGTAAAAATATTTGTTCAGATCAACACCTTCAAATAGTACTTCTACTGGTTTTTCTAATTTGATTTGTCTAACTACTTGACCTTGACCATTCTTTTCTTCGAAAGTAGATTGTTTGAAAACATTTTTAGCGTGCTCTGAAGAGGTTAACGTCAAGTTCATTCTGTTAACTCCATCTATCCAAGTTGCATGGCATAATGTGGTTTCTATACCTGCAGTAACTCCGATGTTAAATTTACCTACAGCTTGAAATTCATTTGGCACTGTAATTTGAATCCAAACGTCTGGCTGTTTTGTCATCTGTTGTTTCATGATCATTGATTCTAAAAAACCCCATTCTTGTTCATGATCTTTTATATATCCCCATGGAGTAACTCCCCATCTTTGTGATATGATTTCGATATCGTACTCTTCTTTTTTGGATTCGTATAATGCTTTAACAAAATCTCTAGCTCTTGCTCCGTAACCTGAATAAGTGTCTATTGGACAGCTTATTACACAATATTGCTTCATATTAATATATTAGTTTGTGTGTTATTTTTTTTCTTGGTAATTTATCTATCTTAATTAATTCGAAAGATTTTCTTGGTTTAAAATTGCTGAATGTATCTTCTATGCACTCTATAACGTTTTCTGACATACGTCTTGCACTCATCATAGATTCATCTGATTGTACCCAAGTTCTTCCGCTCAATCCTCTTTTCTGTCTTTCTTCTGGTCCTAGATTGTAAACTTCTTCTATAGCTTTTGCAACGTCTCTAATGTCGCAACGATCGTCAAAGATATACGGAGTAGGAATAGATCCAACGATGCTTAAGTTAGAAGGATATACGGGTACGACCCAATCTCCATGCTTTTTGTAAGTTCCAAAGTGATTAGAACAGAAGTTTTCATCGAAGTCAATCCACTTGCCATTCTCGTCTTCGAATCTCATTTGATCTTGCATTCCGCCTGTTACATTACCAATAATCATTTTACCGGCCATCAAAGATTCTGTTAAAGATAATCCCCAACCTTCGTTAGAAGAAATCAATGCTGTAACATCTGACATATTATATAACCAGTTTACTTCATTTGCAGCAACTCTAGCATCGTGAAAAACAACTCTTACATATTCTGGATCACATAATAGATCTTTAACTGCGTCTAAGTCTGTACCGTTATCGTCTCTTACTTGAGTGTGCATAAGTAAAGCGCACTTCTTAGCTTTCTCTTTTCCTATCTTCTCGCAGAATATAGAATAAGCTGCTATCAAATCAGATGTCGACTTTCTTCTAATATTTCTTGCGTTGTAGAAAACCACAAACTCTGGCATATTATTTCCGAATACCGCTTTCTTTTTTGCTTCAAGCGCTTGAATGTCTTGAACCATAAATTCGTTGATTGGAAAAAATATCTTTTCGTTTATACCATGTGGAATATATCGTAATATCTTATCTGCAGCTTTATCTCCTAATACAAGCTTATTGATATTCAAAGTTTGTTTTGAAATCGCCATTAGTGTATCGCAAGATTCGTAGTAAGACTTATTATAAAGAGGAGCAGGTAAATCGTCCCAAATATTTAAGTAGATCATAGGAACTTTTTTCCTAATTTCGTTTTCCATTTGAAACAACCAAGTCCAATATCTTGGATCTGTGAAAAACATGATAGCGTCAGGTTTCTCAATGTCCATCAACTGTCTAATCAATTCTGGAGAACCGTATCCGTTTATTGGGTATATAAACACAGATGCGTCAGGAATTCCCATTATTTTATTTGTATCTTCGCTTATGTCCAATCTTTTTCCATTGTCTGGATGTTGGATGGCTCCACCTACGTTGATCCAATTAAATCTGTGGGATGTACCTATAACTAATTCTCTAGCTATAGTTGATATTCCGCTTGTCATTCTAATGTCATCGCACAAAAACAAGATCTTTTTTCTTTGATCCTTTGGAGTGTAACCTTTAATCATTTTTGTAACTTATTTTATTGCGTTAATTATTTCAGATCCAGTGTAGTACGTATTGTATTGCTCGTGTAACTTAGCTCTAAAGCTAGAATCAGTCAGATACATATACATCGATCTCTCCACTATGTCTTGTAAGTTCATCTTAGTTCTTATTGAGGTAATCTTAAAGTCCTCGTATAGATTCTCGGGTATCTTTACAGACGTAATTACCCTTTTAGTTTTGCTAACCATATTATAATTTATTTAGTATAAATATGTAGATAAATAGTAAATATAAATTTATAACAAAACTTTTTTATTTGTTCGGTCGCAGTGCTCAGGTTTGTCTTTGAATGGGCACCACTTACATCCATCTAAGTTCTTTGTGTACTCTCTTTCTGCTATGTACTTGGCATCAGCTGTGAATGTTTCTCTAACAAAGGATTCGAATTCTGCCACTGCGTCTTTTACTTTCTTAGTGCCTTGTGCTGGAATGAACTCTTGAACATACTTAGTAGGAAAATCAGGACTAACATAAGGCCTTCTCTTTACTATAAAGAATCTAACTTCTATTTTATCTATAGGAACGTTTAAAGCTCTTGAGTAGAAGTGTTTGTACAAAAGCAACTGACTGATCTTGTTCTTGTCCTTCTTATCGTTATCGTTCCAGCCTTTTGTTGAAGTCTTAATATCGTAGATCTCGTAAGTCTCTGTGTTCTTATTAAAAAAGATTAAGTCAATAGAACCAGTCATGATCACATTTGGAATCTCGTCTACTATGTATTGTTCGATTGGAATCTCAATGCCGATTAACTTAGTGGTTCTTAAGTTAAAGTACTCGCCTCTTCTCTTCTTGATCCAATCCAATATGGTAACACCGTCTTCTATGAACTCTTTGAAATCGTTTGGCTTTATAAAGTGCTCGCCTTTCTGTTCTTCCAAAGCCTCTTTATAATTCTCGTACATTCTCTCTTTTAACAATCCAGCCAAGTCCATTTCGTCTGCCTTTTTAGCAGAGTCTTCGAACATTACTTTTAACCAGTCTTGCATGGTTTCGTGGAAAGAGGTACCGAAAGTTAAGTGCACAGAGGGTTTGAATATCTTTAGCTTCTTAATGTAGTTAAGATACCATTGATATTGACATTGCTTGTATATAGAATATTGTGAATAAGACACAGACTTCTGATAAGCATAATTTACTCCCCATACATGTTTTGGCATTGTCTTATTTTTTACCGTCTATTGTAGACTTTATTTTTTGTAGATACAGAATTGCATCCATGTGTTCTTCGATTGCGTGTTGCAACCACTGAGATAAAGATAGATCTGTTCTGTCCAAATCGGTGTTGTATTTTGCTTTACCGACTCTTGATCTGTCGATAAATTGATCTACTATACCATCGACTATAGAATCAGTTTTTAGAATCTGTCTTGTGTTTTCGGATGTGTATATAATGTTGTCTCCGTATACTTCTCTATTCTTCGTCTTTTTCATTGCTTTCTGTTATTGCTAATTCTGGTGGATAAAAATCTTTGTTGACATGTCCGCATTTAACGCAACAAAACACTTGAACTGGTGCCAAGCCTTCTCTTCCGTCTGCAGATAAAAATTTACTAACCTTTCTTAATAGCAATCCCATAGTAAAAGCATTGTGACCGCAACTGTCGCAAAGCCATGGTGTAGTTTTGGTTAAATCTACCTGTGGTTGTTTTTGATTCATTATTTGTTTTTTTCTTGTTTTAAATCCCAATATATTTTTCTTACTTTAGCTCCCAATTCAGCATCGTTTGGTGTGTATACGATAGTAGTTTCGTCTACTAAGATTAACATATGAATTGGATTAGACGTACCTAAAGGATCTACTTCTGTTAATGTAATATCTGAGTCGTCTTTATTACCACATTTAACGCATAATTGACCTGCGCCTTCTACGTAATTAAAACGATAGTCGATGTGATCGTTAAATCTGTATTGAGTAGGCTCTCCACAGATAACGCATTTTTCAATTGGGTTGTTCTTAAATTCAGATTCTAATGCACAAGAAAGATGATCTGTACCTGAAAGATAGTCGTATTCTACTTCTGAAGTGTCTTTGCCGCAGAATTGGCAAGTGTAGGGTGTTTCCATAGTGTTATAGATTTATATATAAATGTAACAATTATGGATAAGATGGAGAAATAAAAGTTTAAAGTAAAGCTGTTGTTCTTGACTTATTTTTTATTTTTTGTTAATTAACTTTGATTCTAATTTGTCTAGTCGAGAATCCATCATGCTGTATATAGCTTGTTCTGATTCTGCTCGACTTCTGTGAACATTTTCTATCTCTAAGGATAGTACTCTATTTGTTTGAGCGTCAATTTCAATAACGTCTCTATTAAGGTCTTCGATTCTTTTTTCTAACTTTATGGTCTTAACGAAGGCAGTAACAGCAACTATCGCTAACGCGATAACCACCACTAAGCTCATCCCTAAAACGAATGATAGTGTTTCCATATTTTATTTCTCCTATATGTCAAAGAACAACAGCTTGGCTGTAGGGGAAGGATTCGAACCTTCATGCAGCGATTCGATAAAAGACACATTGCTCGAGCTTGTGGTCAATCCATATCTTTTATCTATTTCGTTCTCTGCGCTCACGAGACGAGTGAGTGTGTATGCCGTGTGTATATACTTTGTCTTTCACCACCCTACAGTATATTAATAGATTCCGTCTTCTTCGTCTATTTTAAAGTCTAATTTACTTTGATCGATTCTGGCTTGTTCAGCTTCTTTGTACCATCTAATCCAAGTTATAGATACATCAACAGGAGCCAATACCCAAGCCATTACTACAACCATAATAGCGTCTAACTCAGGAGAATTGTATTCTGTTCCTGATTTTCTGTATCTTTTGTTTAGTTGATAGAAACAATAGATAATACAAATAAAGTAATAAGTCAATAACATATTTTTAATTTTTAATTGAGTTCCCACTCATGGATTCGAACCACAACAAACTGCACCAAAAACAGTTGTACTACCGTTATACTAAATGGGACTAAAGCCGCCTATATTTTTATGTACACATCGCTATTGACCGGTAATGCCAATGAGTTGTTGTGATACAGTATTTTTCCATCTTCAGAAAATCCAGTGATACTAATTACCTCGTCTTTATCAACATTAGCCAGCATTTTATTGCCCAACTTATCCGACACGATTTGTAACTTGTCTCCTATTTTTAATTCTACTCCAAACTTATTTGTTACCTTTTTCATTATGTTTTGTTAGATCTAAAGTAGCGTTGTGATGCATTCTTATTTGATCGCTTCTGTAATGTCTAATGTGACCTCCATCGCATAGTACAATACACCATATATCGTTCTCAAATGTGCCTCCATTAGAAACGTACACTGCATAACCTTCTTTGTTGCCTTCTACAATAACTGGAATAGGCGTTTTAAATTCTAACATCTTATAATTTTGCAGAGGGGGGCGGATTCGAACCCCCGGATCAGTTTCCCGATCGTCAGTTTTCAAGACTGATCTCGTAAACCACTTGAGTACCCCTCTGTTTGTCTGTTCGTCCTCACGAGGTCGGGTAGACAATTCCCTGAAGTTATTCCCATCCACTTCAATGTAGGTTCCCATACGGTCATCACTCCGTTTCTCATCATATTGGGCATATTATCCGTTGTTAATGATTCGGATCGTGAGCCTCGCGACGGACTTGAACCGCCGACCTGATCATTACAAATGACCTGCTCTACCAACTGAGCTAGCAAGGCGTTACGGTGGTGCGAGTATTGGAGGCTGCAGTCATCGACACTCATCTACCACCAACCATTAGCTTTTGATATCAATACCAATGGTCCTGTTTATTTTATATAAGACGTTTACAGCTAACGTCTTTGTCGGTTTAAAATTATCGCAATATCGGTAATACTATTACTAATTTATGACTTTTTTTAAACCAATACGGTGCCGGTGGAAGGGATTTTCACCCTCACGGAGTCCTTTTCGGTCACTCCACCACTTCGAATCAGGTACGTCTCAATGCTACTCGTCAGTAGACACTGTTTATTCCGCCACACCGGCATATTAAGTTTAGGAAAGGAGAGGATGGTTCAGTGGACAACTCCTTTTATGATTGGCATTACTAATGATGGTTTAAACTCCGATATAGTCGGCCAATGCTTTTTGAGCGCCACCAACAGGCTAACCTATACCATTCCCCAATCAACCCAAAAAAATTTAGGAAAGCAGAAGATGGGTGCGTGGACATCTGCTTTTACGATTGGCATTTCTAACCGCGAGGTATCCGCCCTTTCTACAGTTAAAGGATACATTCCAATCAACCTTAATATTGAAACAAACTACCCACAATTTTTCTAAGTCGCCATCCAAGTCATGCTCTGGTTATACCAGCGGCAGGTAGTTGTGTTTGTTGCGAAGGGAGGGATCGAACCTCCGACCTACGGGTTATGAGCCCGCCGAGCTACCGCTGCTCTACCTCGCGATGTTATTTTTCTATAGGAGTTATTACAACTCTTCTCTTTTTAAACTGTTTGTCTTTAGGATTTATAAGTAGATCTATTTTCTTTCTCCACCTTGAGTGCATTACGTCTTCTACTTTATATACTCCATCGTACTTTTTTCCAAGACCAGTTACTCTTACCTTAGATCCAAATGGATATCTCTTTTTTAAGTCCCTACTTATAGCGATTATCTTGTGTCTTCTTGGATTTAAAGAATCAAGTTTAAAACCACTCGCAGTTATAAGAGGCTCTTCGTCAGTTTCGCTTATATCGGTGGTATAAGTTGTCACAGTTACAGTGTCTGTAATTACAGGCGCTGATTCATTTGATTTAAAAAGATATACAGTGCTTTTTAATGGTATTGTAAAAAACACAGCTACTACAAAAGAAGAAATCCATTTCATAACCTTTATTTTTGGTGGAGATGACGAGAGTCGAACTCGTGTCTTCACAATGAATAATAATACCAACGTCTCACACGCTTAGATCTACATTTTAAGCTGATCAGTAAAGGGTCGTATATGATTTTTGGTTCTTACGACTACCACCACTTAGTTTTGACATAACTAAGAAAACATTTTTGTAACTTCTGTTCCTAGGATGTTACACCCGATGCTAATTAAGCAGCTAATGCGTACTCGTTCGCGCCTACGAATTCCATTAAAGAATCGAAGGTCATTGTTGACATTTCGTCGGTTGTTGTTTTGTACAGATTTAAAGAGATCTAGTACTTCTCTCTGCGTGTGGTATTACCTCCAAATTGCGAATCAATTCCAAAGCATCCCCATGTGAGTATATAAATATATGAATTATGAGAAGATAATGTCTGCCTCTTCTTCATCAAATCCGTATTCATTAATTAAATCGTCTTCGTGAGAAGAGATTTCTAAAATTTCGAATCGATGTTTATCAAAGCAGTTAAAACCTTCTGGAGGATTTGTTTCAGCTAAAAGGTAATTGCCTTTACTTGTTACAGCATCAACTGTGTATATTGCTTCTTCTACTAAAACATTAGTATCGTCGGCTTTGATGCATTTAACTCTCATATACATAACTTATTAATTTAAAAGTAAAAAGACGTTTCCACGGTAGTCTGTCCAGGCGTAGTGACCCCTGACCCTCGAGTTAAGTTGATTATTTAACTCCTTCTGGTAAAGCTTTGTCAGTAGTAACTTCAGTTGGAACTTCTGTTGGTACAGCAGTTGAATCTGTTGTTGCTAAAGTTGTGTCTACAGTTACTGTAGCGCTGTCAGTTGTAGCTGTCGCTGCACTGTTTCCTGTTCCGCAAGCAGTCAATACTAATGCTGAAGCGAAAACAAACATGATTTTTTTCATGGTCATTTTTTGTTTTAATTAATGAATAGATATGTAATATACGAAACCTTTTTGATATAAAAAAATATTTAAGCTGTTTTTTTTAGATATTCTTTTTTTTAATATATAACGCATTGGTTATAAATTCAATCTGCTACCAATCATGAAAGATCTTATTGGTATGCTTCCATCTGCAGTGCCTAACATCACCTTGAAATTAACGTTCACTTTAAACTTCCTAGTGATTTTAAAGTCTGTAGCGAATCCAGTTAAAAACGTTAGATCTCTGCTTCTTGTTTGATATCCGTCTTTTAAAGAGATTCCCCATGGAGCGGCTATCATAAATAGATCTGGAGTTATGGTCTTTCTGCCTACAGTTATGGGATACATGGCGAAGCTGATTATTGAAGGGGATAGACTAATCGATCCTCCTTGAATGAACGCAGTGTTAGCGCTTATATTATAGCCTGTGATTAGCTTGTCTATTGGTTGAATGTACGTGTACGCTGGAAATATCATGTGATTTGCGAAGTCGGTGAAGTAGGTCGCACCAAAGTTATGCATCGCTTCTAATTGACCTCTACCATTCATTTGACTCTTTGTATAACTTCCTCCTACAGCTATCTTACTCAAGTCTAAAAATATGCTTGCGTTAGCACCAAAGTTGGAAAGCCCAGTCATTGAAGACTTTGAAACTCCCATATTCATTGTTGGTACTACTTGTCTATTTGGAGGTTGCTCTGCTACGCTTAAGTCCGCAGAGAATATCATTGGATTTACATTTGCGTTCTTTTTCTTGTCTTCTTTCTTTTTATCTTCTTTTTTCTTTTCTTCCTTCTTCTCTTCGGATTTAGTTTCTTCTTTTTTCTCTTCAGATTTAGATTCTGATTTGCTCTCTTCAGATTTGCTCTCTGATTTAGTTTCTGATTTTGTCTCTGACTTTGTTTCTCCTGCTGAGCCTCCACTCTCTGAACTTGAGCTTGATGACGATGAAGATCCAGAAGAGGAAGACGATTGGGAGGAAGAAGAGGATGAAGACGAAGTTGGTGGCGGTGCTGATGATGCTGCAGAACTCGATGCAGTGGATGCACTTGATGAAGCTGCGCTTGATGCACTTGAACTTGCGGCTGATGACGCTGCGGAACTTGCTGCACTTGAAGCTGCGGAAGATGCTGCCGATGCAGCCGCTTGAGTTGCCGCGGTTGCAGCTGTGGTCGCTATTATGGCCGTTGTTTGTTGTGATACTGGACATGGCGTTGCGAATATGGATTTGATCCATGCATCTACTGTGCCTGATGCAAAGTCTGCGTAAGTAAATAATCTAGATTTTCCCCTAACTATAACTAGAACTCCTGGGGAATTGGAAGCGATTGGCGCTGTGAATATGTAAGTCTTGCCATCGCATGGATCTACGTAAGTGTTAACAATATTTTGCCCTTTAGCATTCAGAGCTAATAAGGACAAAACCGATATCGTAAACGCTACTATCCATTTTTTCATTATTTCAATTTAGCTAGAATCGCTAAGTTGTTGTCTACTAATTGTTTCTTTTTAACTCCAGAGCGACGACTGCGCATTGCTCTCTTTTTTGGTTTTGCGTTTGCCATATTATTTGGTGAATACACCCTTTTTAACCATTCTTGCTAAAATACGAGAACACGCAATATCTAAAGCTTTTTTAGTTGCAATAGAAACTGTTGATTGATTGAATTTAACCGGGTCCACTGTTGCGTCAGATAGTAAGGTTAATTCTCTTGTTGTTTTTGCTTCACCCAAACCAGAAGCTGCTATGATCTCTCCAGTCTCTGCGTCCGTGAATCTTACTTGTAGACCTAAACGAGTTACCATTGTGTTCTTAACTCCATTAGATAGATTTACCTCTTCGTCGTCTGATACTGACCAGTCGTAGACTTCGATCTCCACGAAGTAGTGAGCCAATCTAATCTTGCCTCTACCGTCCAATTTATCTTGTGAAATTCCAGCTGCTGATGCCTGGAATTGTTTTACCATTCTATTTTTTATTTCCGTCTTGTCTTCTGTGAATGTGAATCTGTTTAAGTTTTCTAAGTACTCTAAAGAGATATTAGCAACACCAAGACCAACTCGCTTTTCTTTTAACTCTGGATACTGTTCGTATACCTCTTCTCCTATGCCACACTTCAATATCTGAATTGGAATGGTTGGACCTGAGTAGTCCATGTATTGGCTGATGTCTAGCTTTGTTTCGAACGAGGCCTTGTATTGCTCGGTTGTAGTTTTGCCTATGGTTTGAGCGCAAAGACTGGTCATTGTGATTACTGTTAACAATAAAGAGAGACCAACTATTAGTAATGTTTTTTGGTATTTTGATTTCATATTATCTAGTTTCTAAAGACGCTCTGTAAGCAGCAATTACTTCTTCTGTCCAAATAGCGTTTGCTATTGCTTGTACTTTTGGGTCTTCATTTGTTACGTCGTATCCAGGAGTTACAACGTGTCTATGAAATGTTCTTGAGATTTCAGTTCCATCTCTTTCAATGATGGTTGCTGTTCTTACTTGTATAGTATTAACTTCTGTTAATTCTACTTTGTCTATTATTGTTTTTTCTGTTAAAGCCATTTTATATTAATTTTTTATGTTGTAAGATATGTAAAAGATCCATTGAATTGAGTAAGATTGCCAATATCCGATGTTGTAGCTCTTGTAGATGTAGTCCCAGCAGTCTTTAAGCCGTCAACACTTGCAAATGTTGTATTACCATTAACCACGAAAAATATGCTAGACCAAGATGTCGCTAACGCTTCAAAAAAAGATGCACCTGTACCATAAGAAATTGTGGTATCAGCGGTAAATGGAAGATTTTTAATACCGGCTTCTCCAGTAATAGTTCCTTTATTACTCAACACCACTCTAAACGTCACAGTCACTTGACGACCAATTTTTACATAATACCCATTTTGTCCGCTATAACTTTGTCCTGACTGACCTCCAGAACCTCCAATAACCGGTGTCCAAGTACCTTCTTCATAATCATCTAATGTATTAGCGTCGGCTGATGCAACTTGAGAAGCGGGAAATTTTACTCCAGTCGTTGTAACCGTACTTGCAAATTCTCCAGCGCCAGTGCCTCCATCAAGTACTATTTTTTCAACACTTGCTGAATTGTAAAAATATAATTGAACATTATTGCCTCCGGTATTATAAAAACCAGCTCCTCTAACTCCATTATTATTTAAAATATCAAGTCCAAAAGCAGATAATCCATCTATTTTAAATCTTCCTTTACCATTAACATCTAACTTGTATCCTGCATCGGTAGTTGTACCTATTAGGACATTACCACCTGTAATATAAGATACACCATTAGAAGCTATTACATTTTTTAATGTACTATTATTATATTGATATAATGTGCTTGAATTATCACCTTCTTGAGCAAAATAAAATGAAGCATTTGCTAAAGTATTTCTTACAAGAATATTTCCTTGAACATCTAACCTATGGTCAGCAGAAGTTCTACCTAATGCCAATCTACCACTCGCATCTAAGGTCATTGCATAGGTAAAAGTTAAAGCTGCTCCTGCCGATGGTGCTACACCTGCATAATTCCAAATATGAGAACCTTGATATTGAAAATATCTTGAAGCTGCTACCCCTGAATTTTTATACTTTAAATCACCTACTGAATTATAATAAAAGTTAGAACCAAATTGCACTGAATTGTAAACACTTGATGCTTGTTCTGCCCATAAAATACCACCTGCACCAAATTCAAAAGTCCTACTATCACCATAAGCATTACTCGGTGTAACTCCTAATCCTAAATTGCCTGAAGTATCTAGTGTCATTTGAGCAGCTCCATTTGTTCCAAAAGCTAAAGGAGTATTTGCTCCACTTGTTCCATAATTGGTTGTGATAATTCCTTGTGTTCCTGTATGTGCAATAGCAATTACATTATTGTTTGTTGAACTTGCAACTAATATACCTTCATAGGTGTTCGCAGTTCCCATCTTAACAAAAAATTCAGGGGAACCTAAAGCGGGAGCAGTTGTTGCATTTACAAAAACAGTTGTTCCATTATCAAAGATTTGACTATTCCCTATTGTACTTGCACCTGTAAACTTAGGTAGGTAGCTACTTGTTCCACTACCCAACACTACAGCAGTACCGTTTGAGGTAATATTTCCAGCCAAAGCTAAACTTCCAGTAATATTAACAGATCCAGTAAATGTCTGTCTATCTCCCAATGCACTTCCAAATAGATTACTACCGCTTGAGTAAACAATACTAGAAGTAACGGTCTGTACCACTAGTGTTTGAGCCGTAATAGTAGAACTAACTACCAAAGAACCCGTAATGCTCTGATCAGCTCTAAAACTATTAGAACCGGTAGTAGCGTAAGTATTCTCTATTTGAGTGACCCTTGTTGAAGCAGATCCAGAGAATACGTTGTAACTTCCACTCAAAGCGATGTAGCTAGCGCTTAATTGTTGGTTGGAAGAGGAGACAGCAGTAAGTATTAAAGAAACTGAGGCCGAGTTTGCGTTAGAACTGGTTACGTTAGATAGGTCTGCTCCGTTGTAATTAAGAGACCCGGTTAGTAATGGATTTTGTATGATCATCTTGGTTGTCTGTTATTTTTATTTCTCGGCAATGGTTTAGAGTAGTTTCTATTGATAGGTGCACTCGGTCTTGTTGGCACTACTATTGGCCTTCTTGGTACTACTATTGGTCTCTGTATGATTATTGGTCTCTGGTATTGAGGCGCGTAAAATCCATTGTAAAAATATAAAGGAATACTAGGTTGATATATGTCTTCGTAGATAATTCTCTTTCTTACTTCTACAAGTTTTGAAGAGTCTTTAGGATCTATCATTACATATCTAAGTGGAGTACAACTGGATAACACTAATAATAATATGAGTATTTTTTTCATGTTATTAGCTTTATTATTTGAATCTTCCGTCTAATTTCCAAGTTAATTCGTTACCTATTTTTGTTGCCAATTCTGGCTTTACTACGCTCAAGGTTAACATCGTAACTTGAAATGATAATGCAAATATGGTCCATACGAACGCTAATTTTACAAAACCTAAAAACAATTTTTCTTTTACTTTATTCATATACATTTTTTATATAAAAGGGCCTTGCGGCCCTTTTTTGTTTAAGCTTCTTTTTTCTTTGCAGAGAACTTGTCAATAGTGTCAGCTCCCATACCAATACCAGTAATAATCATTACGGCGTTAACCAATTCAGGAGACGGAGCGAAGTCCGCGTGAGAGAACGAGTTTGCTAACATTGTACCGCAAAGGAATAATGCTCCAAAAAATGCGATAACAGGTTTGATTGATGTTGCGCCTCTTTCGTCTTTAAAAAGGTCGATTAACCACTGTTTGAAATTCATAATAAACTGTTTTTAGTTAAAAAATACCTTTATTAATGGGATTCGTCCCAAGACTCTTTTAACAATCCACAAGTTTGACACTCTAAATGACCATCGTGATCAGAATCTCCCCATATATGTTGACACTGTCTGTGCGCATGATGTTCGAACTCTAATTTTTCCATTTCTTGCTTGTGCTCTTGTTGATCTACTTCTAGTATTTGTCTGTGTTCTTGTTCGTCTTTAGTTAAATCGTAGTTTTGTTTATTTTCAACTACTGCCAATTCTCTTGCCGCTTGAGCTCCTGCGATGAATGCGTCTGGAATTAAAGGAGTTACCGGCTTATTAGTTTCTTTCATGTCATTTGTGTGAGACAGCGAAACTCCATCCTCTTCGTCAGCTTTTTGTACTAGCATCTTATCTTTGTCAGAATCAGAGTAATAGTAATCAATGATCTTACCGTAACTACCGATAAATGCACCCAATAATAACATTAACAACTCTTTCCATGCTGCCGCCATTGGAGCTTGGATTAGAATTGCTACGAATATACCAGCTGTGATTAAGATAAATAGACCTAATACCATGGCAGTAATGTACCATCTCTTGGTCATTATGTCTTTTAACAAATCCGCAAATTTAGAACTTTGTTGCTCTTTATTCATTTTCTTTATTTTTTATATTACCAAGCTGCTGGCTTCTCTTTAAATTCGTCTGCTTCTTTCTTAGGTTTTGCAGCAGGTTTTTCTTTTACTGTTTCTTTCTCTTTGATAATTACAGTTTTACCACCACCATTGCTTTGTTGGTTAGAATTCGTAATGTTAATTACTGGAGCTACTTGTTGTGTAGCCGCTTTGTCTTCGTCTCCACCACCTGTTAATTTGTTAGTGATAAAGCCACCAACGCCCAAAGTAACTGTGCTTACTAGGGTAATGATAATTCCTTTGAAGGACTTACCAGTTGATTCTTGTTCTACTTCTTCTGCCATATTATGTTATTTTATAATTATTGGATATTTTGTTTCTTTTCCTGCTATATCTATAAATATCAAATCGTAGTCCTTTTTAGCCAACGTTGAAAGATCGTAAACTTTCTTCGTGGTGATATCCATTGCTGTGAATCCGTCTTTTTTAACGGGCTCATCGCTTCCAAAAGGAATGATCTGAACAGAGTACTTTGA